GGACTCAACCCGAACCAGATCTAGAGCCACCGGCAGAGCCACCAGTTTGGGAAAGACCGCCAGCAAGTTGGAAGAAGGATTATCACGAAGCCTGGACAACCGCTGATCCAAAGCTGAAAGAATACGCTTGGAAACGTGAAGAAGAAATGAGAGCAGGGGTTCAGCCTTTGCTATCAAAAGCTCAATATGCTGACCAAATGCAGCAAGCCATTGAGCCGTACATGAACAATATCCGTGGGCTTGGCATCGAAGCACCGCAAGCGGTCAAAGCCCTGATGGAAGCGGATAACGTCTTACGTCATGGCTCACCACAGCAAAAACAAGCCTATTTTGCTCAATTAGCCCAACAATACGGCATCAATATGGGCGATGTTCAGACCACGCCTACCGATCCCAACTTTTACGCTATTCAAAATGAACTTGCACAAGTTCGTGGGGAAGTGCTAAATTGGAAGCAGCAGCAAGAAAATGCACAAAATCAAGCACTTTTGAACGAAATCAACCAATTTCAGACAAAAGCGGAATATTTTGAAGAAGCTCGACCAACGATGATCCAACTGCTTAACAGCGGCGTGGCAAAAGACTTGGATGATGCTTATCAGAAAGCAATACGCCTAGATAACGACTTATTTACGAAACATCAGCAAGCCTCACAGGGCGCAGCAGATCAGGCTAAACGGGACGCATCGAATAGGGCAGCGAAAGCGGCTCGGGCGGCAGCGGTCAGCGTTAAAAGTTCCACACCAGGGGCGGCAACGAGTACCAAAGCGCAAGATAGGCGCTCTTTACTCATGGAACAGTTTGACAACATGAACGAGCGTTTTTGATAACTTAATTGGAGATTACTATGGCATTTGCCAATAGCTCAATTTCGGACATCATTGCGACTAACATTCAAAGCCGCACAGGTGAATTAGCCGATAACGTAACGAACAATAATGCTTTACTGCGCCGCCTCAAAGAACGTGGCAACGTAAAGACATTTTCTGGCGGTAACGTGATTTTGCAAGAGATCATGTATAACGACAGCGCAACCAACAACACAAACAGCTATTCAGGCTATGAAGTGTTAAACGTTTCGCAAAACAGCCCTATTTCTGCTGCACAATTCTCGATCACCCAGTACGCATCGGCAGTTTCGATCAGCGGTCTGGAGATGATTCAGAACAGCGGTAAAGAAGCAATCATCGATTTGCTAGATGGTCGTATGAACGTGGCTGAAGCTCAGTTGGCAAACCGTATTTCGGGTGACATTTACCTAGACGGTACTGGTAACTCAGGAAAAAATATAACCGGACTCGGCGCTGCTATTCCCGACGCTCCTTCGTCAGGCACGTACGGTGGAATCAACCGTGCAACTTTCACGTTTTGGCAATCTGTTGCCTACTCTGGCGTGACCAACGGCGGCTCTGCTGTTTCAGCATCAAACATCCAAGCGTACATGGATGCTTTAGCTGTTCAGTTGATTCGTGGAACTGACAAACCAGATCTGATCGTTTGCGACAACAACTATTACAAACTTTATTTGCAATCGTTGCAGTCGATTCAACGCATCACCGACGGTGGCAATTCGTCAGCTGGCGCAGGCTTTGCATCGTTGAAATACTACGGCGCTGGTATGGCATCTGATGTGGTTCTGGACGGTGGTATCGGTAACGCTGCAACTGCAAACCATATGTGGTTTCTGAACACTAAATACATTATGTTCCGTCCCCACGCTGATCGTAATTTCGTGCCAATCGGCGGGGAAAGACAGGCCGTAAATCAGGACGCCGTGGTCAAGCTAATTGGCTTTGCTGGCAATCTTTGTTCTTCAGGCCCGCAATTCTGCGGCGTTCTGATCGCTTAAAGGAAACCATCATGGCATATACATTCGACGAACCCCGCATTGGGCTTTTGCAAATTGCCCAAACTAACGACAGCATCACCACAGCAGGCGGCACGACTATCCCAACGCCTCCAGCTGTTCTCGGTAGCATTGTTCGTGCATTTGATCCAACTTACGGCGAAGGCGAGTTCATCTTGCTGTTAGGCGTGGCATCGACTGTTGTCGGTTCTGTTGTGCGATATAACGCAACAACTTACCAAACAACTTTGGTTGTCAACACCGCTGTTCAAGACGTACCTGTTGCAGTCGCAATGTCGGCTTGCACAGCCGGTCTGTACGGTTGGTATCAAATCGCCGGTAATGCAGTCATCAAGAAAACAGCCGTAACCGTTGCACCTAACGTTACTCTGTTCTTGTCGGCTACAGCTGGTCGCGTGAAAGTCTTGGCATCTGCCGGTTTGCAAGTTGTTGCTGCACGTTCAGCAAACTTGACCACCGTCACTTCTACGACTTCAACGATTACCGTGACGATTAACCGTCCACATCTACAGTCACAAATCACTTAATGGTTGAGGCTGTTCTTGATGTAGTAGGAAACACAGAGCCTGACGTTTTGTTGGGCAATGTGCAGCGATCCGTAAAAAGGTCGCTGCCTTGGTTTGATTTTGACGAGTCACGCCAAGACAGCGTATGCCTTGTTGGTGGTGGGCCAAGTCTGGTTGACACGATTGACCAGTTGAAAGCCCGTCACCAAAACGGCGCTAAAGTTTGGGCAATGAATGGCTCTTACGATTATCTAGTTGGGCAAGGTATTGTTCCTGACGCAATGGTGATGCTAGATGCTCGACCAGAAAACGTAAGGTTTGTTCAAAAGCCTTATGCAAAAACTACGTTTTACATCACAAGTCAATGCGACGATTCGGTATTTGAAGCGTTAAAGAATTACAAAGTGGTGCTAGTACACGCTAATACGCCTGGCGTTTATGAGTTGCTTGAGCATGAAAAGGCTCGACCAGTTCACTTGATAGGCGGGTTTACAACGGTTGGCATTTTGTCGTTGATATTGGCTAAATTGCAAAGTTTTAAGCGCATATTTTTGTTTGGCATGGATTCAAGCTATAGGAACGACGAACACCATGCTTATAAACAAGAAAGCAATGACGCAGAACGTGTGATTGACGCTATGGTGAACGATGTGACGTATAAATGTGCGCCGTGGATGGCACAGCAAGTAACAGATTTTCAGAACGTTGTAGCAGGCTTTGACGATGTTACGATTGAAGTATGTGGCGATGGGCTTTTGCACGAAATGGCAAAAGCGATGAGTAACTAAACTTTAAGGATTATCATGGCATTTCCATCAAGAATTATGGGCGCAGGCAACTCGCCACTTACTGCTCAAGTCATTTGTGGCGATGGCGCTACGGGCCTAGTCGCACTTGGTACAACCGCAGCAGACGCTTTGCAGTTAAACGTATCAAACAACACAATTACAACTTCAGCGGCCTCGACTGGCGTTAAACTGCCGCCGACTGAAAGTGGCGCACGCATGATTATTCGTAATGATTCGGGTCAAACAATTACCGTTTACCCGTTTAATACCAGCACTACAATGAACGCAGCTGCAGTAAGCGTTACACTTGCAACAGCAAAAACCATGTTGCTAGTCGGCACTTCGGCAACCACTTGGGTAACTCTCACAGGGGCATAAATTGGCTTTAGACAGCGATATTCACAACGCAGACAACCATTTGCACGTTGAATTTTACGTTTACGATAAAGAGCCTCACAAAGAAAAGCCGTTTGTCCGGATCATTGTGCCAGGGGACAAAACGACCATTATTGATCAACCTGTAAGGGACGATCATAAGCAGCGGTTTCCTCGCCAATGGTTGCACTTTCAGATGCAGAACAACAACGCCGAAGTAATTGGTGTGCCTTTAAGTCAATGGGTAAAAGACGATCCTGAAAACTTTAACGATTTGCAGATGGCAGAATTGCAAATCTTTAAGTTCCAGACCGTCGAGCAAGTTGCTACCGCATCTGATGGTCAATTGCAGAGGATTGGCATGGGGGCGGTGGGTTTGCGAGAGCAGGCTAGGCGTTATTTACAAGTAAAGAACCAATCTTCTAGTCAGACCGAGCTTCAGAAAACACGCAAAGAAGTTGAAGAACTGAAAGCGCAGATGGCTCAGTTGTTAGAAAAGAAGGTTGGGAGGCCACGAAAAGAGGAATAAATGTCATCCACCATGCTACAGCTGGTCACCCAAGTCACAAACGAGTTGGGAGTTTCAACGCCGAATAGCGTGGCGGGTAACACTAACCAAGATGTTGTTCAAATCTTGGCGTTAATGAATGCCGCCGGTTATGAATTCTTGCGAAAGCATGACTGGCGGCAAATGACAAAACGGTATACGTTTACAACTGTTTACACACAAACAACTGGCAACGTAACCGCAAACACTTACACCATCACTGGCATCCCATCGACTTCGGGACTTGATACAACTTATCAAGTTGTCGGTAACGGAATATCAAATGCTTGCTACATCGAATCGATAGACTCAAATACGCAAGTAACGGTTAATTTACCCTCTACGGGGACGTATACAGGCGCTACGATTACTTTTGAAAAGGTAAAGTACGCTCTACCCTCGGATTATGATGCGGCTGTCCCAAGGACTATGTGGGATCTCAGCAAGCATTGGGAAATGTTGGGGCCAGAGAGTCCGCAGCAATGGGAATGGTTGCTATCGGGATTTATCTCGACAGGCCCACGCATTCGGTGGCGATTGCTAGGCAAATACTTTCAAATATGGCCTGGCGTTTCTACCAACGAGCTTTTAGGTTACGAATACCGCTCTGTCAGTTGGGCAGAGGCGGCAGATGGTACGCCTAAAACATCGTTTACCGTTGACACAGATACTTGTATTTATCCTGATCGACTCATGGTGTTGGCAACAAAGCTCAAGTATTTCGAGGCTAAAGGCTTTGATACGACAGCCATGTATCGCAATTATTTGGAAGAATTCCAAGTTGTGCAGGCGCAAGATATGTCGGCGGCTAACTTGTCATTTGCGCCACGACCTGGCACGGTGCTAATAGGATATGACAATATCCCGGACACTGGATACGGGACAAACTAATGGCAACTCGGCTTGTTCAGCGCACGGCGGCTAATGTCCAATCACTGCCTGCGCCTATCGGCGGTTGGAACGTGCGAGATTCGATTGCCAATATGGATGTGCTTGATGCTGTCCAGTTAACCAATTTGTTCCCTACGGTCAACAATGTCGTGTTGCGTGGCGGATACACCAAGTATTCAACCGGCATTACTGGTCAAGTTCAGACGCTTATGTCGTATTCATCTGGTGCGACTGACAAACTATTTGCGATTGCGGGTACGTCAATTTATAACTGTACTGCTGGCGGCGCTGTGGGTTCTGCTGTCAAGACGGGATTGTCTAACGCAAAGTGGGAATATGTAAACGTCACGACTCCGGCTGGTGGTTACATCATGTTGGTCAATGGAGTCGATTCTGTCTTGTTGTATGACGGTACAAGTTGGACAAACCCAAGCATTACTGGTGTGACAGGCTCAACTTTGAGCAATATCACAACTTTTAAAAATCAAATTTGGTTTACGCAAAACAATTCTTTGAAGGCTTGGTATCTTCCAACATTAAGCATTGCAGGCGCAGCTGCCGCAATTGACATGAGTTCGGTAGCTCAACTTGGTGGCTATTTGGTTGCTTGCGGAACGTGGACAATTGATGCAGGCTACGGTGTTGACGATAACCTTGTGTTTGTCACCAGTAACGGCGAAGTTATTGTTTGGTCAGGTACTGACCCCTCGGACGCTACTAAATGGGCGCTGATCGGCGTTTGGAACATTGGCAAACCTGTCGGCAAACGGTGCATGATGAAGTACGGCGGCGATATATTGATATTGACGTACAACGGGCTTTATCCATTAGCGGCAAGTTTACAATCATCCAGACTTGATCCACGCATTGCATTGTCTGACAAAATTCAAGGTGCATTCTCGGCAGCAACGCAACAATATGGCGATAATTTTGGATGGGATATTAACTTTGATCCAAAACACAATGCTTTGACAATTAATGTGCCGATTGGTGAAGGTCAGCAACAACAGTACGTTATGAATAACATCACTAAATCATGGTGCAATTTCACAGGTCAGGCTGCTAATTGTTGGGCAACATTTAACAACGAACCGTATTGGGGCGGCAATGGCTTTGTCGCTCATGCGTGGGATGATAGCTACGCTGACGATTCCGCAAACATTGCAACTTATGCTTTGCAAGCGTTTAACTATTTTGACAGTCGAGGCGTAAAGAAATATTTTACGAGAGCTAGACCGTCAATCTTTACTAATGGTCAACCGTCGATCTTTATTGGGCTGAACATTGATTTTGATTTGGTTGATACAAGTACGTCGCTTAGTTATAGCCCACAAACCGCATCAAAATGGGATACGGCTCGGTGGGATTTAAACAATTGGGCAACCGAAACGGTTATTACAAACAATTGGCAAGGAGTCACAGGCATTGGTTACTGTGCCTCAATTCAGTTTAAATCTGCGAGTCAGGGAACAACGATTTTATGGGCATCGACGGATGTGGTTTATCAATCGGGTTGGGCTGGCATATAGTCCAAGGCGCTGAAATTGGCTATTGGGTAGCAAAGCGTTATGCGGGACAGTATTTTGCGGAAGGATCAAGTGCAATTGGTTTGCAAAAAGACGGTAAAACAATTGCAGGTGTGGTTTACGAGAATTGGAATAAAACTTCGATTATGTGCCATATTGCAATTGAAGGTCGAATGACAAAAGGGTATTTAAAGGCAATATTTGACTATCCTTTTAATGTTTGCAAAGTAAAAAAGATTATTGTGCCGGTAATCAGTAATAACGCAAAAAGCCTAAAATTAGTAGGAAACATGGGTTTTACTGAAGAAGCAAGATTAAAAGATGCGTCACCAGATGGCGATATTATATTTTTGACATTGGCACGAGAAAAGTGCCGATTTCTAGGGGCAGGAAATGGCTAAATCAGCATCAGCACCACCAACACCGGACTATACGGGCGCAGCTAAACAGCAAGGTGCAGATAACCTTGCTGCGGCTAAACAGCAAAACATTATGTCGAATCCGAACATGGTGACACCGTTCGGCAACCAAACGGTTACGTTTTCAAGCCCAACGCTTGATCAAGGTGCTTATCAAACAGCATTGGATAAATACAACCAAGGCGGTAACGTTGATCGAAACAGTTTTATGCGGCAAGGCAGTCCAGAAGGTGATACAAATACTGGCGCTAGTTATTTTGACGAAGCGGGTTACAACGCAGCAGTAGCTAAAAGAGGCGCAGCACCAGTAGAAAGCGCATACATGACGGGTGGAGGTCAGCCTACTGTTACGCAAACTCTTACGCCACAAGCACAGCAAACTCTCGACTCGCAAATGCGGGTACAGACAGCGTTGGCTAATTTGGGTGAGACAGGTATTGGTAACGCAAAGGCTGCGTTGTCGCAACCGTTTACACCGACTACAACGGCAATTGCACACGATTTTGGTGGATACGGCGCTGTGCCAACAGCAGCAAATTACAACGCTCAGACTGGCATTGATACGAGCAACATTGCAAAGATGCCGATCAATGCGGGTACGACTGCACAGCAATTGATTATGGAACGGTTAAACCCAACGATTGCAGCGGGTGATACTTCGTTCAAACAAGCATTGGCAAATCAAGGTCTAGCACCTGGCACAGCGGCCTACGACGCAGCGTATCGTAATCGTCAAATGGGCGTTAATGATTTGATGAATCAAGCGGCACTCCAAGGCATTAACTTGGATATGTCGGCAAATCAGCAAGGTTATAACCAAGCATTGCAAAACGCAGGCTTATACAACTCAGCGATGGGTCAAAACTTTGGTCAAGGCATGACCGCACAGGGTACGCAATTTAATCAAGGTTTAGGCAAAGCTCAGTTTCAGAACACGGCACAACAACAGCAGCTGGCGCAGGATCTGGCGTTGCGTTCGCAACCGATCAATGAAGTGATTGGGTTGATGGGCGGTTCGCAAATTCAATTGCCGCAATTCCAAGGTTATCAGGGCGCAGCTGTTGCACCAGCACCGACATTTGCAGGGGCGCAAGCGCAAGGTCAGGCTGATATGCAACGTTACGGAGTGCAACAAGCAGGCAATAACGCAGGGATGCAGGGCATTACTAGTTTGGCATCGTCGGCGGCAATGGCTTATTTCTGATGCTTGGATTAGCTTTTTCGGGCGGGAAGGATTCTTTAGCGTGTTGGTACTTGTACCGTGAAAAGAATCCCATCGTCTTTTGGGCAAATACTGGCAAGGCTTATCCTGAAACGATTGAGGTTATTGAGCAAGTTAGGTCTGAGGCAATTGAGTTTATTGAAGTTAAATCAGATCAAGAGCAACAGATTAAGTTTTACGGCTATCCAAGCGACATTGTGCCGATTGACCATAGCCTTGAAGGTATGCAGTTTGCGGGTGATAAGCCAGTACGAGTACAGAGTTATTTGAATTGTTGTTGGGCAAACGTGAGCCAACCTCTGACAGAGGCGATTGCAAAACGTGGGATTACGCACTTAATTCGTGGGCAACGGCTTGATGAAAGCCATAAATCCACGGCACGGCACGGATCGGTAGTCAATGGTGTGACGTACATTCAACCGATAGAAACATGGACTAAAAAACAAGTTTTGGCGTTTTTACGGACTCAATGTCAGTTACCAGAACATTATGCAATCGACCATTCGAGCTTAGATTGTTTTGATTGCACAGCGTATTTGGCACACTCAGCGGATCGAGTGGCATGGATGAAAGAAAAACACCCTGATTTGCATGAAAAATATAAAATAAACATGGCGGCTTTGAAGTCTGCCTTGTTGCCTACTTTAGAGTTATTAAGGAACTGCGATGCTTAACCAATACGTTAATCTCTCACCTCAACAGCGCATGGCTCAAATGTTGCAACAACAGCAACAGCAAACTCAATTGCAAGGCGATCAGCCACAAATGCCACAAGCCCAAAACCCATTTGGCGGCGCAGCTGATGCGATGAGTATGTACAACAAAATGAATCAAGCTCAATCGTCGCAAGATATGCAAGATTACATGGCTCGGATGAAACTTGGTCAAGCGCAAACTGGCGGTATGTTTGATTCGGCAAACGCTCAAGCGCCAGCGATGAACGCAAACAATTACACGGGATAAGTCATGGACTTAGATTACAACACTCGATTAGCGGCAATTCAGCGCAACGAAAAGTTAGCGCAAATTATGCAACAACAAGCGTTTCAGCCAATTGAAACGCAAAGCTATAACGGGATTCAAGCGCCAATTTCCCCATTATCGGGACTTGCCAAAGTGTTGCAAGCCTACATGGGTGGTCGAGGTACGGGCGATGAAGAACGCATTAAGCTAAATCAAGAAGCCAAAGCCGAAGCGCAACAAATGTTGTCAGGATTAAACGGTATGCCTGCGACAGCGGGTCGAGCAGCAACAATGGGCAGTCCTGAAGTGCCTGGTCAAGCGGCAACATCATTTAAACCAATGGGCGCTGATTACGAGGACAATCCAAATCTGCAAGTTGCACCGTCTGGCAATGTAGAAACGCCTGCCGTGCCTTATCAGCCTGCTGTAGCACCACAAGCAGCGATTGCACCAACTGCGGCGATGCCTTTAAACCCAGAGCAAAAACGGCAAAAATTGGTTTCGATGATGATGAGTCAAAACCCGTATGCTGCGCCAGTTGCTAAATTGGAATACGAACAATTAGGCAAACAAGAATCAGGGCCATTGGCTGAATACCGTCTTGCAGTACAGCAAGGGTACAAAGGCACAATTGACCAATACAAAACGCAACAAGCGCAAGCTGGGCGTTCTATTACTAACGTCAATATGCCATCAGGTGCGCCAATTACCGCAATGGTTAATGGACAATTGCGCTATGTCCAAATTGGTAAGGGTGGTGAAAAAATTGTAATGGAAGGCATTATGCCTCCAACAAACGATTTGGAAATTACACGGCTAATGACATTAAGAGATTCGTTACCAATAAACAGCCCAGATAGAAAAGTTGTTGAAACATTAATTGAAAAACAAGCAACTCAATCTTTTGCGCCTAATGCAACAGTTAAAGGGCCAACAGGTGACATATCCCAAACTGCGCCAGCGCCTGCTGAAAACACGGTTAACGTAATGATTGATGGCAAACTTACTGCCGTTCCAATTGCACAAGCAGCGGAATTGACCGCTAAATTCAAAGGCATGGTTGCAAAATCTACGGGACAAGCAGAAGCTGAACTTGATCTTGTTACGGTTTACGACAAAGATGGTAAAGCCTCTCTTGTGCCAAGATCACAAGCTGTTACGGCTGCAAACTCAGGCAACCCATTGCTTGCCAAGCCTGACGTAAAAACTTCACAAGGTCAAACTGTTTTAGATTTAGCGTCAAGGGCTAAAGCGGTATTGCCTCAAGCATCATCGGGCTTAATTAGTAGCTTGTTTACGATGGCAACTGATGCTGCGGGCATCCCCACAGACAAATCAAAAGCCGACGGACAATTGCGAGTTATTGGCGGCGCATTAACGTCTAACATTCCTCGCATGGAAGGCCCACAAAGTGATGCAGATAGATTGTTGTATCAACAATCGGCAGCTGATGTTGCGAACCCTAACAAACCTTATCAAACACGCATTGCAGCGTTGGAAGCCGTTATTGCATTAAACGAAAAATACGCAACCACGCCTACTGCACGACCACCAGGCTCTGTTCGTAGGATCACTCCAAAATGACAGCCACTTTTGAAGTAAAGATTGGCAAAGAAGTCTACGAGGTTGACGCTAAAGACGAAAACGAAGCGTGGAAACTTGCTAATGAATTTCATGCGTCTACTCCACCACCAGCACCGCCTGAGAAATCAACAGGCGAAAGCATTATGTCGGCGGTTAAAGACTTCCCTCGACAAGTTGGGCTGACGGGCCGGTACGCAATTGAAGGTGCAGCGAATACATTAGGTTTGCCGTTAGAACCTATGCGGATGGGTGTTAGCGCAATATCGCAAGCAGCGGGTGGGCCACCAGCGGCATCAATGTCAACGTATGGCACAAAGTTAGCTGATTTGCTTAGATTGCCAAAACCTAGAGAATCGTCTGTTATGGACACTCGGACAGGTTTGGCTAATGTATTGCCAAGCGAACAAGTTGTGGGTGACATTACTACGTCAATGGCATCAACAATCCCAATGGTTTCGGGTGCGGCGGCGCTTGCTAAAAATACCACCGGCATCACAAGCAACGTTGCAAACCAGTTGGCTGCTAACCCTATGCTGCAATACGGTTCGGCAGCTGGCGCAGGGTATGGTAGCGGCTTAACAAGGGAAACTGGCGGCGATCCTTTGCAGCAATTCTTTGCAGGCTTGGCAGGTGGTGTTGCTGCGCCTGCTGCATATAGTGCTGGAAAATCTTTGCTTACGTCTGCCGGTCAAAAGGTAGCGCCTACACTTACCGGAAAGTTAAACCCTGACGCTGTAATTCCAAGCCCTGCCGAAGTTGATCAAATCATTACTTTAAAGCTCGGTCAGTCAGGTATTGATTACAGCAGAATGTCCGATCAAGTTAAAAAGGCGCTTAACGCTGATGTAACGAACGCTTTGCGTACTGGCGGGGATCTGGGCGGCGATGCAATGCGTCGATTGCTTGATTTCCGCATGATTGAAGGTACGACTCCAACCAAAGGCATGATTACGCTTGATCCACGGCAAGTGACGCTTGAGCAAAACTTAGCCAAAACAGGCATGAATTCGCAAGACCCCAATCTGCAAACATTGGGCAATGTGCAAGCGTCAAACAATCGAGCTTTAATTGAAGCGTTAAACGCACAAGGTGCTGGTAACGTACAAACGCCGTATTTAAGAGAAGCAGGCAAAGCAAGTACGGCAAAAATTGTAGCGGAAGATGTTCAAAAACAAGCTAGTACGTCTAAGTTGTATGACGAAGCAAAAGCATTGCCAGGCGGTGAATTACCGTTAAATCGTGCGGAATTAGTAAAAAATATTGATGCGGCTTTAGCAAAAGAAAACAAAAACGCATTTTTGCCTGAAAGTGTGCGTGGCATGATTAACAGCATTGCCAAAGGCGAAATAACGATTGAAGGCGTAAAATATCCCGTCCCGTTTGATGTAAAAGCATTAGATAATTTGTTAACAACGGTTGCAACCGCACAAAGATCTACAAGCGATGGCAACATCATACAAGCGTTAAAACTTGTTAGAAGTGCAATAGATCAAACCGAAATTAAACCGGTAAAAGCAGAATTTGGCGGTGGTCAAGTTGTTACCGAAAGCGGCGCATCATTTTTAAAAGGGCAAGATGCTACGCCAAAAGAATTGCTTGACGCTTTAAACAAAGCAAGAGCGTCACATCGTGAACGTATGCAATGGCAAGAATCGTCTAATCCGGTTGAGAAAACCGTAAACGGAATGCAGCCAGACCAATTTGTGCGAGATTTTGTAATTTCTAAAGAGGCTACTGTTGCAGACGCAGCTGCTGTAGCTAAATCAGGCGATCCAGCAGCAACTAAAAGCGCAATATTGACACACTTAAAAGATTTGGCATTGGGTGGCAAACCAGATGAATTAGGCACTTTTGGCGCATCAACTTACAACAAAGCATTAAAAAATATAGGCGATGATAAATTAGCTTTATTCTTTTCGCCTGAAGAAATTGGCGAATTACAACGTTTAGGCCGTGTTGCTCAATACATGACTTTGCAACCTAAAGGTTCGGCGGTTAACAACAGTAATTCAGGCGCTCTTGTTCTTGGTGCGGGTATTGACGCTCTTGCTAACGTTACGGGTTTGAGTGGGTTTGGTGTTGGTGCAACATTTGCTATTCCCTTTGCAAAAAAACAATTGCAAGGTACGTTAAACGCAGCAGAACAAAGAAAATCGTTAGACATGGGCAAAGCATTGTCACAATACACGCCAGGCTTATCTCTCGGTGAACGAGCAGTACCGGCATCAATTTATGCGGGGCTTTTGACTAATCCCCAAGGTCAACAATAAGAGGTAATCATGTCCTATAACGGCAGCGGCACGTTTAACATTAACTCATCTGGGCAACCAGTTGTCACAGGCACGGTCATTAGTTCTACCGCATTCAATGCACTGACTGCTGATCTAGCCACAGGATTGTCCACGGCGATCACGAAAGACGGTCAAACCACACCTACGGCAAATATTCCTATGGGTGGGTTTTTAATGACGGGATTGGGCGCAGGCGTTGCAAGCACCGATTCTGCGACCGTTGGTCAAGTGCAAAGCGCCGTGGGTACATTTCTGACTGTATCGGGTACAAACACGATCACAGCGTCTGTTAGCCCTGTTTTGACTGCATATTCAGCGGGGCAGATGTTTGGCTTTGTTGCTGCAAACACAAATACTGGCGCAACCACAATTAACATTTCTAGCCTTGGTGCAAAATCAATTGTTACGCCGTTGGGTGCGTTAAATGCGGGAGATTTGCAATCCGGATATTTTTATATTATTTACTACGATGGCACTAATTTTCAATTATTGGGTGTTTCGACTGCGCTTACGACTTTGACGGTTAGCGGTGCGTTGACGGTTAGCGGTGCGTTGACGGTTGGCGGTGCTGCTACGTTTAACGCTATTAAAGAAACAACAACTGTATCCGCAACGGCAGCAACAGGTACGATTAACTTTGATTGCTCAACTCAACCAATTTTGTATTACACAACAAACGCAAGTGGCAACTGGACGCTAAATTTGCGTGGATCGAGCAGCGTGTCATTGGATACGCTTATGTCTACAGGTCAGACGCTTACCGTTACATTTATGGTGACTCAAGGCGCTACAGCGTATTACAACAGCGCAGTCACAATTGATGGATCATCGGTAACACCGAAATGGCAAAGCGGTGCAGCACCGACAGCTGGCAACGTAAGCTCAATTGATGTTTACACTTATGCAATTATAAAAACTGGAAGTGCTGCATTTACGGTACTTGCAACGCAAAGTAAATTTGCTTAAAGGATAGTGATGCCACGTTTAGCAAGAATTGGCGCAGCTGCATCTGGTGCGTTTGGTTTGCCAAATACTAAACCGCCGTTTATTACCGCTAATTATTTGATTGTTGGCGGCACAGGTTCAAAAGGCAATCTTAATAGCGGTGGTGGCGGCGGCGGTCAAGTTAAGCAAAGTACGTTTTCGCTTAGTACTTCAGCAACTTACGTTGCAACGGTTGGCGCATCAACACAAAGTTCAACATTCAACGGCGTAACGTCAGCAAGTGGTTTAAATGGGCAAGACAGAGACCCAGCTGATTCAACAAGCATTGATGGCGGTGCATCAGGAAGCGGCAACGCTGGTGGCGCTGGTGCTCGCATTTATTTAGGCCCATACAATTCTCCTTATGGAGCTGGTGGCGGCGCTGGACAAGGCGCAGTCGGCGGAGGCGGTTCGGCTGTTGACTCTCCCCCTTACACCTCTGGCGTTTACTCAGGCGGTAATGGCGGCGTAGGTGTTGTTTGGTCGGTTACCGGTGTTTATTATGGTGGCGGTCAAGGTGGTGGTGCAGATGCAGGAGGCCATGGGACTGCAAACGGTGGGTCTAACGGGCTTGGATTTGACGCATTTGGAAGTTTAAGCGGCGGCGTTATTATTAGTTACGTTTCTGAACTTCAGTTGTACACAGGTGGCACGGTCACATCATCGGGTTCAGGGCCGACTAAGCGATGGTTTCACACATTTACCAGTACGGCTAACCTTGTTCCAAAGGTGTATTAATGGATTGGCAGAACCTTATCAACATAGCTGGCGGTGCAGCACTTGCAACTTTCGGTTGGTTTGCAAGGCAGTTATGGGATGCTGTTCAAAAACTCAAGTCCGACATGAGTAGATTGGAATTGTCTATTTCTGACAATTATGTAAAAAAAGACGATTTTAAAGATGGCATTAAAGAACTAAAAGAAATGCTCGGCAAGATATTTGACAAGTTAGACTCTAAACAGGATAGGTGAAATCATCGACCCGATCACATTACTTGCAGCACTCGGCCCACTTGCTGTGGATCTGGGCAAAAGCCTGATTGGTCGATTTATCCAGCCTGACGTATACAAGCCTACGAACATTGCTGAATACACGCAGATGCGACAGACCGATTTAGAGATGTTTAAAGCGATGAACGCAGCCGGTGGTACTGGCACAACATACCCTTGGGTAGAAAGCGTTGTGCGGTTGATGCGGCCTGCTGTTGGGGCGATCGTGCTTGGTACATGGTCGTATATGATGCTGACTGGACAAGACAACAGCGCAGTCAACAATTTTGCGTCTGCTGTAGGTTTTTATTTGTTCGGGGATCGCACTTTGTTTTACGCACAAAAGAAATGATTACCGAAGCGTTGTTGGTTACATCACAGACTTGCACACCGGCAATGGCTGAAAAATGGTGCATTCCACTTCAGTTTGTATGCGAAAAATACGACATAAACACGCCTGACCGCATTGCAGGGTTTCTTGCACAAGTTGGGCATGAGTCGGGCGGGTTTCGGTTTACCGTCGAAAATCTCAATTACCGTGCCGAGGCGCTCACTCGCAGCTGGCCCACACGATTTCCGCCAGGCGTTGCTGAAAGCTATGCCATGCAGCCCGAACGGATTGCAAATCGTGCTTACTGCGACAGAATGGGCAACGGTGACGAGGCATCTGGCAATGGTTGGGCGTACCGAGGTCGAGGCTTAATTCAATTGACCGGCAAAGATTCGTATGCAGCGTTTTCGTTAGCAGCTGACAACGAGGCTTTAATTAAACCTGATTTGGTTGCTGAACCTGAACTGGCGGCGCTTAGTGCGGGTTGGTTTTGGGCAGATAAAGGGTTAAATATTTTGGCTGACAATAAAGATATTGTTGGCATGACGGTTAGGGTTAACGGCGGCACGAACGGGTTAGATGATAGGCAAATGCGGTACTCACGTTTAATTTCTTGTTTATAGGTGATCTATGAAACTTGTTACTTTACTCAGCGCAGTTGTTTTTGTTTGGGCGTCAGCCCTTGTCAGTATTCTTAACGCTCAGACCATAGCGATTTGTCAGGGCGAGTACGCATTGTGTGCAGCGTCCTCTACGACGTTAACGGGCAAGTCGATATCTGTGGC